TCCCGACTTGGTTCAGTACCCTTTGGATCCTCGTCGTCGGAAGTATTTTTGGAATAAAGGGAACACAAATCTTTAAAAACGGAGGAAAAAAATAATGGCTAATAGAAGATTTAACAAACAAGTGGCTCAACCAAGACAAGCGTTAATGGCTGGTGGAAGAGCAAAAAAAATGGGTGGTGGAAAAATGTCTACTGCTAGAAAAGACATGGAATCTGGTTACTTCAAAGATGACATGGGAATGAGAGGTGGCGCTATGTATAAAAAAGGTGGTGCTGTTAAGAAAAAGAAACAAGGTTACAAAGACAGAAAAGATGAATCAATTGCAATGAGAATAAAAAAGAAAAGAACTAAAAAGCAATTGAAAGATTCAAGAGATGAGTCTTATGGTAAGTTTGGTTCTAAAGCTAAAAAATCTGGTAAGATAAATAAATAATGTCTAAAAAGAATCTTAAAAAACTTCTTAAAGCTATGGCTGGTAAACAAAAAAAGAAACCAGTTAAAAAGACTTCACGTATTATAGCTCTAGAAGGTAGAAAAAATTTTTCTAAAGGTTCTGGAGAAAACGATATGGTTAGACAAGCTCAAAGAGATTATAATGGAAGTTACATTTCAGGAGATCTTGGTGGAGTAGAAGTTGGTAACCCTAGTTATAAAAAATATTACAAAGGATTAATCTAATGGCTAAATTATGTCCAAAAGGAAAAGCAGCAGCGAAACGTAAATTTAAAGTTTACCCTTCGGCGTACGCGAACATGTATGCGTCCGGTGTTTGCTCAGGTAAAATTACACCTGGTGGTAAAAAAGGTAAAAGAAAAAAAGCTGCTGACGGAGGTCTAATCGTTGATGAAGATTTAACGATGATGATTGATGTCTAATGCGTTCATATTATTCAAAAGGTGGATTAAGACAATGGGTAGCCGACAAATGGGTGGACATTGGAGCGCCGAAGAAAGACGGGAAATATCAACCTTGCGGGAGAAGCAAAGGCTCAAAGAGGAAATATCCAAAATGCGTCCCACTTGCAAAAGCCACACGAATGACAAAGTCGCAAAAGGCGAGTGCTGTCAAACGAAAAAGAGCAGCTGGGAATCCAGGGGGCAAACCAACTAACGTTGCAACATTTGCAAAGAAAAAGAAAAAAGCATAATGAGAAAACAAGATAACATGCCTGCTAGAAATAAAAAAAATTTTAGACCTACTAAAAAAGGTGCAGGTATGACTAAAGCAGGTGTAGCTGCTTACAGAAGAAAAAATCCAGGATCAAAATTAAAAACAGCTGTGACAGGTAAAGTTAAACCTGGTTCTAAAGATGCAAATAGACGTAAGTCTTATTGTGCAAGATCAGCAGGGCAAATGAAAAAGTTTCCTAAGGCTGCTAAGGACCCTAATTCAAGATTAAGACAAGCAAGAAGAAGATGGAAATGTTAGACAAATTTATTATTAGAATTTGTGAAGCAATAGATAATTTTTTTGAACGTCTTGCTGGTGGAATTACGAAAGTAACTATGAAAGGAAAAAAGAAAAATGGACGAACTAAGAATACTAACTAAAATACAAAGAGAACTGAAAGAAGCTTATCAACAAATTGGAGATGCCATGATCGCTGGTGGTATTGACAATATGGAGAAATATAAGTATATGATGGGACAGGCACATGCCTATTTAAAAATATCACAGGATATCTCTAACCTGCTAAATAAGAAGGAGCAAAATGAAAAAGGAACAGTTATCAACTTCGGAAACACCAAAGATTAAATATGCTTTGGCAGATAAATACGAAGCTGAAAAAAAAGAAATAGAAGACAAAGAAACAAAAACATACGAACGTTTAAAATCAAAAGAATCAGACAAATTACCTATACCTACTGGTTGGAGAATGTTACTTCTTCCTTTCAAGATGAAAGAAAAAACTAAAGGTGGTTTAATCCTAGGACAAGAAACTTTAGAGAAACAACAAGTTGCATCACAATGCGGTTTGGTTTTAGCAATGGGTCCACATTGTTATGACAAAGAAAAATTTCCTGAAGGTCCTTGGTGCAAAAAAGGAGATTGGGTTGTCTTTGCAAGATATGCAGGGAGCCGAATACAAATCGATGGCGGGGAAGTTAGATTGCTAAATGATGATGAAGTTTTAGCAACCATCGAAAACCCTGAAGATATACTTCATCAATATTAATCATAGGAGGAAACTATGCCAGACACTGAACAAGTGAACAAAACAGTTGATATCGATACCTCTGGTCCATCAATGGACGTCGATGTTACTGAAGAAAAAGATCAAGCAGAGATTGAACAGCCGGAAGTAAAAGAAGAGCCGACTGTAAGACCTGTTATTGATGAAACAGTAGCAGAGGATAAGACACATGAAAACGAAAGAGAAGTCAAACTTGACGACAAGAAAGATAATAAAGAAGAATTAGAACAATACAGTGATAGTGTACAAAAAAGAATAGCAAAGCTAACTAAGAAATTTAGAGAAGCTGAAAGACAAAAAGAAGAAGCTCTAGCTTATGCTGAAAGAACTATCAAATCACAAAAAGCAACAGAAGAAAAATTAAAAAAGATAGAACCTAATTTTCTTTCTGTTACTGAACAAAGTATAGAATCAGGAATAGAAGCAGCAAAAGCAAAACTTGCAGCAGCTAGAGAAGCAAATGATCTAGGAGCTGAAGCAGATGCTATGGCAGCTATTTCTGAATTTGGATACAAAAAAGCTAAATTGACTGAAACAAAAGCAGCTCAAGAAGCTTACAATAAACAACTAGCGGAGAAAAAACCTGCGCCTGAAGTTAATCTGAGACAACAAGCAGCACAAGGAACACCTGATCCTAAAGCTGAAGCATGGAGTGAAAAAAATTCATGGTTCGGTCAAGATACAGCTATGACTTATACTGCTTTTGATCTTCATAAGAAATTAACTGAAGTAGAGGGTTTTGATCCATCAAGTGATGAGTATTATTCTGAAATAGATAAAAGAATAAGACTTGAATTCCCGCACAAATTTGCTAATAATAGTAATTCGGGAGAAGATACACGACCTGCTCCGGTACAGCAAGTAGCTTCAGCGAAGCGAAGTACTAAATCTGGTCGCAAAACTGTGAGGCTCACACCATCACAGGTTACAATCGCTAAAAAATTAGGTGTGCCACTTGAAGAGTATGCGAAACAACTAAATATCACGAAGGAGGGATAAGCATATGGAAAATACAATAGATAAGAAGACCTCACGTGCGAGTCAAACGAGAGAAAAAACATCTCACAAAAAAGTTTGGACTCCACCATCACCTTTAGATTCACCACCTGCTCCATCAGGTTTTAAACATAGATGGATTAGAGCTGAGTCGATGGGTTTTCAAGATACGAAAAATGTGTCTGCATCGTTAAGAGAAGGATACGAATTAGTTCGTGCTGATGAATACCCAGATTCACAATTTCCAGTTATTACAGACGGGAAATATTCAGGAGTAATCGGAGTTGGCGGCCTACTGCTCGCTAGGATACCTGAGGAGTTAGTTAAGCAGAGACAAGAATATTATGCTGCACAGCATAATGAGAAGGTCAAAGCTATGGATAACGATCTCATGAAGGAAGAGCACCCAAGTATGCCTATCGATATTGATAGACAGACTCGTGTAACTTTTGGTGGCTCAAAGAAATCTTAAAAATTTCTAAACCATTAAAGTTCAATTAAACCGTACTGGAGGCCCGTAAGGGCAGGTACATTATAAGGAGGCCTCTATGGCAAATAAAAACGAACCTTTCGGTCTAAGAGCGATCGGAAAAGTTGGTCAAAATAGAGACAACCAAGGTTTAAGTGAATATAGTATCGCTGCAAACTATGCGACTACTATCTTTTTTCAAGATGCTGTAAAACCAGTAGCTACTGGTACTGTTGAAAAAGCAGCAGCTGGAGAGAGATTACTTGGATCACTTAATGGTGTTTTCTATACAGACCCAAATACAAGTAAACCTACGTTTGCTAATCACTATGCACAAGTTAACGCTTCTGACACAGTGGCATTCGTAAGTGATGACCCATATGAAAGATTCGAAATCCAAACTGATATATCAACTGCTTCACAGCAAACTGATGTATTCATGAATGCGGATATCGTAATTTCAACTGGTTCAACAGCGAACTTTGTATCTAACTCAATGTTAGATGACGGTACGTTGTCAACAACAAGTGGTCAGTTAAAAATTATGAGCCCATCAACTAACATAGACAATAGCGACATCGCTTCTGGACATGTTAATTGGGTTGTAATGATTAACGAACACATTTACAACAGCGCTACGGCGGGAATATAATAGTTAGAATAGGAGAAAAAACATGGCTATATCACGAGGACAACTAGTTAAAGAACTAGAACCAGGCCTGAATGCACTATTC